ATTTAACAGATAAAGTTGTTGTTACAAATTTTGAGCAATTAAAGAATTTTGAAGGTACATCATGGAATATTGTCATTGTTGATGAGGCTCATAGTGTTGGAGCATTTCCAAAGCCATCACAAAGACAGCAGAATATTTTGAAATTAAGGTATGGAATAATTATTTTAATGAGTGGAACTCCAAGCCCAGAAAGTTGGTCACAGTTATATCATCAGTTTGCATTAACAAATGTCTGGAATGAATATTCAAGATATGGCCTTAATGGTTTTTATAGATGGGCTGGTGATTATGTTGAAATTAAAGAAAAAAGAGTGGGAACAGGAATTGTTGTAAAAGATTATTCAGATGCTTATGTAAATGCAATTAAAAGGGATATTGAGCCATTTATGGTCTATATGACGCAAAAAGAGGCTGGTTTCAGTCAGGAAATAGAAGAAAATGTGCATTTAGTGAAAATGTCTAGGAGAACTTATAGGCTTGCCTTGAGGATTATTAAAACAGGAGTTATTGGGAAATCAAAAGGAAGAAGTGTCTTAGCTGATACGGGGGTGAAGGTGATGAGCAAATTAAAGCAGTTGTTTAATGGCCATGTAATAACAGAAAGACATGGGACAGTAATTTTTGATAAGAGCAAAGTCGAATATATAAGAGATACATTTAAGGGTAAAACTGCAATTATGTATTGCTACAAGGCAGAAGAAAAAATGCTTAAAAAAGTTTTTGGTGATCGTATTACTGAAGATCCAGTTGAGTTTAATAGTAATACTGATAAGGTCTTTATCGGTCAGGTAAGGAGCAGCAGGGAGGGAGTGAATTTAAGTAGTGCAGATGATGTTGTTTTCTTGGGCATAGATTATTCTGCATTAAGTTATTTACAGGGCAGAGAAAGAGCCAGTTACTTAGGAAGGGATCGAAGTAATAAAGTGCATTATATTTTTGCAGAAAAGAGTATTGAGCCAAAAGTTTTTGAGGTAGTACAATCAAAGGAGAACTATACGATTAACCACTATCGTGATCACAGAGCAGCAATATCAGAAGAAGCTAATCGACAGATACGAAAAAGAGGGCTGGACGGTGATCAAGTTGATTATGTGCAACAAAGCTGGATTACCTGACTTGGTATGTATGAAACCAGATGAGGTTAAGTTCATTGAGGTTAAAGGGCCAAAAGGCAGATTAAGTGAGGTGCAGAAATATAGAATTGATGAATTGAAAGAAAAGGGATTTGATGTACAAGTAATGAAGCCTTGTTGACAGTTGTTGATATTTGTGTATATAATAGAGGTATAGCAACCCCACTAACACAATGGCTAAAACAAGAAAACTAACTGCAACTTTCGCAGACGGCACACAAACAACAAGAACAACTGCAAGAACTTACACTCATGCAATTATCGGTGTTGATAAGTGGGGCAACCATTACGAGAAATGGTGCGGCAGACCAGATTTAGTTGCAAAGCAAACAGCAAAACTTACTACTTACAAAGTTGGTGAAGTAACCAACGACCCATGGGCTGCTTAACAGCCCTTTTCTTTTTATTCACATAACTAATTATTCAAATGACAATTACATTACCAAAAAGTTCACATCCAACAGGACTACACTTCTTCAAGCGTAACCCTCACCCTAAAAAAAGGGATCATGGCGATTGTGCAGTTAGAGCTATTGCTTTAGCTACTGATACTGAATACTGGTTAGTCAAGCATTATGCTGATGATGCAGTAATTCAAAGACATGATGGTGATGAGCCTGTATGGGG